ATAGGCACACCTTAGCGTGCAAGCCCGTGAGAGCGTTCCAATGACAAAGCCCAATGTAGGCGGCCGCCCAACCATATACACTGATGACCTTGCAGACGATATTTGCTGGCGGATCTCCAATGGAGAGACGCTAACACGGATCTGCAAGATGGATGGGTATCCTGCTCAACCGACAGTGTTTCGATGGTTGCAGGAAAAAGAAGGGTTCCGAGAGAACTACACGCGCGCAAGGCTTGATCAGGCGGACCACAGCGCTGATTTTCTGGTCGATCTCGGCGATGATGTTCTGTCAGGCCAAGTAACCGCAGACGCTGCAAGGGTGGTTGCAGACATTCACAAGTGGACGGCCGCAAGGCGCGCTCCCAAGAAATACGGTGAGCGGCTCGACCTGAACCAGACCGCCACGTTCAAGACCGTTACCGACAAGCCGCTCAGTCGCGAAGAAGAGCAGGCGAAGTGGCGAAACGAGTTCGGCGCAACCATCAAGACCGATGACTGACAATTACGTCTGGCGCCCGCAGGAAGGGCCCCAAGAACGGTTTGTCAGGGCGGCTTCCTATTTTGACATTCTGCTCGGCGGAGCCCGTGGCGGGGGCAAGACGGACGCGTGTCTTGGCGAGTTTGCCCTGCACGCGTTGAAGTATGGCCCAAACGCTCGGGGCGTGTTCATGCGCCGGGAGATGCCCCAAGCGGACAGTCTTATTGACCGATCCCATCAGATCTTTGGCCAGATGGGGTGGAACTATCACAAGATGGAGCGGCAGTGGACGAGCCCGGAAGGTGCGATCCTGCGGTTTCGCCCTCTTGAGGAAGACCGGGACGCGGAGAAATATCAGGGGCAATTTTTCAGCCGGGTGTATCTCGAGGAGCTGACCAACTGGCCGAGCCCGCGTGCGCCGGACAAGATGAAGGCAACCCTTCGAAGTGCGGCCGGCGTACCTGTCGGGTTCAGAGCCACTGCAAACCCAGGCGGGCCGGGGCATCACTGGGTCAAGGCGCGATACATTGATCCTGCCCCTCAGGGCATGGCGATACTCAAGGACGAGTCTGGCCGGCATGAGCGCCTGTTCATTCCTGCGAGGGTCACGGACAACACGGCTCTGATCACGAACGACCCTGAATATGTGGAGCGCCTGAAGCTTTCGGGATCCAGAGAGTTGGTGCGCGCCTGGCTTGAGGGTGACTGGGCGGTCATTGAGGGCGCGTTTTTCGACAATTTCAGCATGGCGAGGCACGTTGTCAGACCGTTCCAAATCCCTGCCACGTGGACAAGGTTCCGCGCCATGGACTGGGGAAGCGCCGCGCCTTTCTGTGTCGGATGGTACGCTGTTGCTGGAGACGACCATCCGCTTGGAGACGGGCGAACGCTGCCTCGTGGTGGACTTGTGCAATATCGAGAATGGTACGGTGCTAGCAGTCCAAACGTCGGTCTCAAGCTCAACGCTGAAGTTGTTGCTCGTGGAATTTCTGAGCGTGAAGCACTAGACCCCAAGATTGATTACGGTGTGCTCGATCCGGCTGCATTCGCGCAGGACGGCGGTCCGTCCATTGCCGAGCGGCTGAGATATAAGCCCTATGAGGTTTCATTTCGGCCGGCCGATAACAAGCGGATCGGGGCTTTGGGCCACATAGCGGGCTGGGATCTTGTCCGCCACAGGCTGGACGGGGAGGCCCCTGACAGGCCGATGATCGTGTTCTTCGACACGTGCCGCGACACAATCCGGACGCTTCCCCTGGTTCAGCACGATGCTTCTAGGGTTGAGGATCTGGACACCAACAGCGAGGACCACGCGGTTGACTGTCTGCGGTACGCGTGCGCCTCGAGGCCCTGGACAAAGGCTGTTCCGAAGGGCGACGTGCCGCTCAAGGGGCTCGAGAGCATGACTATTGATCAGCTCTGGAAGCGACAGGCGCAACTGCGAGGATCAAGGCTCTGACATGGGAAAGAAGAAGTTTCGCAAGGGCGACCTGAATTGGGCGGAGCGGAACATTGCCTACCCATTGGCGCGCGGTGTCGATCTGGCGGCCAACGACTGGTTTGGCGAGCGCGGGCTGGCAAGGGGCCTAACACAAGCGGCTGGCCTTCCTGCCTATCAGGAAGCCTTTGACGATCTCGAGGGCAATGACTTTGCCAACTTTGCGGCAGAGGTTCCCCGGGCGATGCTGTCTGCAGGGCCGCTTGGGCCCGCGGCAATGGGTGGGCGCATCCTGCCCATGACAGCCGCCGGTGCTCTTGCGGGTGCGGCGCGCGATCCGGGGCAGGGAAGCACCGAGGAACAGGCAAAGCGGCGGACGTGGAATACAATGCTCGGCGCCGGGGCTACGGCTGCGGGCGGTTTGATTGGCCCTGCGATCGGCAGGCTCCCCTACCAGATTTACCACCGGGTCAGGTATCCGGCGTCCAACGCGGCCATGCGTCAATTCATAGGCTCCGCGGATGGCTCCGGGCAGATGCTGGTAAAAGACCCAGCGGCTGCGGGCCGGGCTGCTGAGACGCTGCCCCGATGGTCGGGAACAACATATAGGGTACAGCCTGCTGATGCCTTTGCCGATCGTATGCAGGGCCTGAAGCCTGGGGATGTGTTCAAGCCGGGCCGCCCCATGAGTTCATCTGCAAGGCCGGAGACGGCGCAGAGATTTGCCGGCGAGGTTGGCAACAAGGGGCCGATGATCGTCATCCGGAACAAGTCCGGACGTGACGCGCGGTGGCTTGCGCCGGACGAGCAGGAAATCATAACCAACCCGAATGCGAGTTATCGCGTGCTTGGTGTCACGCGGGATACAAAGACGGGCGCGGTAACGCGCATGGAGATCGAAGAGATCGGGCCTGCAATGAGCGTGGGGCGAAGGGCAGTGCAGGGTGTCATGGAAACCGGGCCTCAGGCGAGCGCTGCCGGGTCTTATGCGTCCACCATGTCTGCAGCCGATCGTATCAATGCCCGGGCTGAGATGGAGCGTCGGGCAAGAGTGAAGGGCAGGCCTGCCATTCGCAAGCCTGCGCCTTGATCTGTCTACACTCTGAGATTGACCGGGCAAACCTGTGCCGCCGGGATGGTGATGATATATTTGCTTCCCAAGTGGTCGTACACGCAGATGCGGTTCAATCCATCGACGTATGAGTATTTGAAAAACGCCACACCGGCGTAAGCCACTCCAGTCGCAAACAGGCTGACTACAAGGCCTGCAATCAATCTCTTCATGTTTGGTCTCCTCGTGAAAGTGTAAGACACACAAGGGGTCAACTTAGGCAAAATTGCGGCGGCGTGAAGCGCAGGAACACACCTACCGCTTGGTTTAGCAATCATTCCTGACAGCCGTTGCCGCAAACTGACAGAGGAAGCCCATGTCCGAGTATGAAAACCGATATGACGACCAGGAGGACGATACGAATTACGCTCCCTATGTCGTCGCCGGCGTTGGCGGTGCGGGCGGTCGCCTTCTTGCGCGCAAGCTTGCCGGCAAGGGTGCAAGGGTCAAGATCAAGGGCAAGGTTGCGGGCAAGACCTCAAGGCAGTTACGTGCCGACAGGCTGGCTAACATTGGTACGGGCGCTGGTGCTGCGTCTGGTTATGTTGTTGGCAGTGCCGCGACCGAGCCGGAAAGCGTTCGAGACACGCTGAACCGCGTGCTTGAGGCGCGTGATGCGGTTGCGGGTGCGGGCAGCGCTCTTACTTCACAAACAAGCCAGCAAATTGCTTCGGATCTGTTGCGCGCTGGCGGAGCGGTTGCGCTGGCCGGGTCAACTGTTCCGATCTATCGCTTTTTGAAGCGCCAGGTAAGGGAGCTGAAGAGTTCGGCCAAAAAGGGAAAGAACAAGGCATCGCTTGCGCCTGACATCAAGGACGCCAAAACCTTTGGGAAGCGCTTTGCAACCGGGGTAGGGGCGGCATCGGCCGGCCTTGCAATCAAGCCGGAGCAGCGGCAGCCATATTCAGTTGGCAACCCACTCCCCTCACCCGTCTTCCAAGACACTTACGACCCTTACCAGAGCCGCAGGCGCTAGGAGACACTCATGCCATTGATTTCGACAATTGCCAGCGGCGAGGCTTCTGACACGTTCCAGTACACCAACATCAGCAGCGCAACGACCACGACCTGCAAGAGCGGGATGGGAACGCTGATCCGGATCGTAAACAACCGGAAGGTCGCCAATGGCGTAATCACCGTTTACGACAACACGGCAGGCTCGGGGACGGTAATTGCGACCATTACCAATCCAGCCACCCTTCTCGACAACGCACAGGTGTTTGAGTACGGCGTCGGTTTCGATACAGGCCTCACGATTGTCACCACAGCGGCGGACAATCTTACCGTTGTCTGGAGGTAATACGTGGCGCCTGTTGTGGATCCAAAGCGGCAGGCGGAGGAAGATCGCGCCACCTTCAAACGATGGATGGACGAGATCGATGCGGCAAGGAAGATCTTTCGCGAGTATTCCGACCGCTGCAAGCGCATCCTGAAAATCTACAAGGACGATCGAAAGCGCACCGATGCTTTCGACGAGGCCAAGCAGTCACACAAACTGAACATCCTCTGGTCCAATATCCAGACCTTGCAGCCGGCACTGTACAGCCAGACGCCAACGCCAAACGTCTCCCGTCGCTTTCTCGATCGCGATCCTACAAGCCGCACGGCGGCCATGATCCTCGAGCGCAACCTGAAAACGGCGCAGGAACTTTGCGATTTTGACTACGTCATGCGCCGCGTGAGGGATGACTACCTGTTATGCGCCCGCGGCATCGACTGGGTGCGTTTCGCCCCCGAGATGGGCAAGGTTCCGATGCGCGAGCCCGTGACGCAGGTCAGCCTGGAGGGTACGGGGCAAAGCATATTCCGTCCGCTCAAGGGCGGGGAAGAAATCCCGGCTGACCAAGTAAGGGAAGACGAAGAGGGTCTTTACTACGAAACCGATCCGGAAGAGCAGATCCTGGCTTACGGACTGGCTCTTGACCATGTCGTTTGGTCCGATTTCCTTCATGAGCCTGTAAACGACTGGTCAAAGGTCAACTGGGCGGCCAAGCGGGTTTTGATGAAGCGCCCCCAGCTCATCAAGACCTTCGGCGACCAGCTCGGGCGCAAGGTGAAGTTGAACAAGACCTACAGCGGCAAGCAGGCGGACGAGTATTCTTCCGACGAGAAGAAGAAAGCGGACTGCGCGGAGGTGTGGGAGATCTGGGACAAAAGCCGGCGCGAGGTTTTGTGGGTCTCGGACGGGTATGAGGATGCTCCCATCAAGAGGCAGCCAGACCCTCTCAAGCTGACAGGGTTCTTTCCGTTCCCAAGGCCGCTCTTTGGAACCCTGACCACTGACAGCCTGATCCCGGTCCCTGACTATGCCCTGTATCAAGACCAGGCACAGCAAATCGACCAGATCACGGATCGCATTCGCCTGCTTATCAAGGCCCTCAGGGTTGTTGGTCTTTACAATGGCGAAGTAGCTGATCTCTCGCGTCTTCTGACCGAAGCCGACGAAAATGAAATGGTGCCGGTTGAGAACTGGATGGCGTTTGCGCAGTCCGGCGGCATGAAGACCAACATTGACTGGCTTCCGATCGAGCAAATCCAGATTGTTCTGAACGGGCTGTTTCAGGCCCGCAGCCAGCTAAAGCAGGATTTGTATGAGGTCACGGGCATTTCGGACATCATCCGCGGGGCCACGGCGCCATCGGAGACAGCCACGGCCCAACAGATCAAGGCAAATTTCGGCAACCTGAGGCTTCAGGACCGGCAAGCGGAAATGGCACGCTTTGCACGTGACACGCTGCGGATCATGGCTGAGATACAATCGGAGCATTACGCGCCCGAGGCTTTGATAGAGATGAGCGGGATTGCGGAGACGGATGAGTTCAGGATCCGGCCGGCCAACCCCCAGGATCCAAACTCGCTGGCCCAGCATGAGCAGGCGCTCCAAACGAGAAACGCACGTTTGATGGAAGCGGTGCAGTTGGTCAAATCCGATCGACTGCGCACCTTCCGCGTTGACATTGAGACGGACGCGACCGTCGCCCCTGACCAGCAGCGCGAGAAGGAAACGCGGGTAGAGTTCCTGACTGCTGTCTCCCCCTTCATTGAGAAGGCGGCGCAGGTGGGTCAGCAGGTTCCTCAATTGACACCGCTTTTAATGAAGATGCTCGAGTTTGGTGTTCGCGGCTTCCGCGCGGGGCGCACGCTGGAGTCTGCCATTGAGGAAACAATAGCCATGGCGGAGCAGGCGCAGCAGCAGCCACAGCAACCTCCTGCAGACCCCAAGGCGGAGGCGGAAGCGCAGAAGCTTCAGGTTGAAACCCAGAGGATGCAGGGTGAGATGCAGGTGGCACAGACCACTGCGCAGCAGAAATTGGCTGAGATGCAGGCCCGCTCAACCGAGGCGGAGCAAAAGTTCAGATTTGAAATGCACAAGCTTACCTCTGAGCTTGAGTTCCGGCGTGCGGAGCATGAGCAGCGCAAGATTGAGTTGAGCGCGTCCATTCGGCTCAAGGAGTTGCAGATCGACAACGAAATCCGCAAGGGGGCGAGTGATACGCTCGCTGGAATGCCGCAAGAAAAGACGGACTTGGACGCTGCCCGGGAAAATGTCGAGCTTGCCCAAGCAAAGATCAAACTCGCGCAGATGCAGGCTGAATATGCGGCTCTTGTTTCCCGGATGCAGGGATTTGACGGGATACGGGAGATCCTGGATCGGGTCGGGGCTGACCCTACAGACATGGCGCCGATAGCCCCAAAGAAGCCAACCGATCGCGTTTACACCATCGTGCGCAATGAAAACGGGCAGATGGAGCAGGTCGTGGCTCAAGATGTTCCGGTGGGATCCTAATGGCCATTCAACTTTCCACCTCAGTGCGCAATGCCAGGCTTGACTCGATTGAGACAACAGTAGGCACGTCCGCGATCATTCGGATACGAACGGGATCCGCTCCTGCAAATTGTGCGGCTGCCGATACGGGTTCGATCCTTGCTGAGATCACATGCCCGAGCGATTGGATGGCGGCAGCATCCAGTGGCTCAAAGGCAAAAAGCGGCACTTGGGAAGATCTGTCAGCCAACAACACGGGCACGGCAGAGCATTTCCGGCTTTACGACAGCGCGGGGACGACTTGCCACTTGCAGGGCACGGTCACGGCGACGGGTGGTGGCGGGGACATGGAAGTCAGCAGCACGTCCTTCACGGCGGGGCAGTCCTTCACTGTCTCAACTTTTACACTCACAGACGGTAACGCCTGATGGCTGATAACGTAGGTTACACCCCCGGCAGTGGTGCCACGATCGCTGCAGATGATATTGGCGGTGTGCTTTACCAGCGCGTCAAGATAACTCACGGCGCGGACGGTATTGCGCACGAAACGTCCAACGGAAATCCGCTTCCGACCGAAGAGCGCGGCCAACTGTTGGAGGCCATCGAAGCACTGCGCATGGCGGTGCAGTCTTTGACCCGCACGCAAGGCATGGCCATGCCGGACACGGCGGGCAGGCTGCGTGTGCTGGCTGAAAACCCGACAGCGGCTAACCTGAACATGACCGCAACAATTTCGTCTGGCACGGTATCTACGGTGACCAACCAGTCCCAGGCGGGAACCTTCGCCATGCAGGACCACATTCCTGCCCTCATGCACTTGCAGGCGGACAGCCTGCGTAGAAACATAGCGGTGACGTAATGGCCACGACCAATGGCAATCGGAAAATCCTCGACCTGAAGCGGTGGGAGTTCTGCGCACCTGCGCCAC